AGGTGGCACAACTGAAGGCATGAAAGGTCTTGGAGTTATTGCGGATGAAGTGATGACGGTGTTACCTGACACGGTTGAAAACTATGATGCTAAATTTAATGCTGATGATAAAGAAACCACAGCAATTAAGAAATTTGATGCCACAGAAATTACTTGGTTATTGGTTAAGACTGTCCAAGAACAGCAAGCTCTCATCACATCCCTGACAGCACGAATGACAGCACTAGAAGCAAAACCATAAGGATAAACAGTGTTTGGTATCTCAGCATTCTCAGCAGCACCTATATCTGGCTTGTCTGGAGGTGTTGTATATGATGCTGCGTCCACCATTGCATCCACCAGCGCGGCATCTTGCTATGCCATCAGATATGCCTTTGGTGGAGCTACTATTGTTGGGGTGAGTACGGTATCTGCAAATGGAGTCAGATATGCATTTGGCGCTGCACAGATCAATGCTGTATCAGCAATAACTGCATCCTCCAACAAGGTTTACTATGCAGCATCAAACATTGATGGCGTTTCAGACTTAACTGCCAATGCGGTACGTTATGCCATTACATCTTTCACCATAACTGCAAATTCAGAACTGAGCGCCAATGCGGTCTATAAGTGGAATAATGAGGCTGATACAGCAGAGGTATGGACAAGTCAGGATGACACTGCTGAGACATGGACTCAGGTTGCAGACACTGACAAGACTTGGGCAGATGAAGATGACACATCAGAGATCTGGACGGTGGTGGCTGATACAACTGAAACTTGGACGCAAACTTTACATTGAGGTGAAATATGGCTGATACCACAACAACAAATCTAGGGCTTGTCAAGCCAGAGGTAGGAGCTTCTTCAGATTCATGGGGGACAAAACTCAATACTGACATGGACACTATCGATGCGTTGTTTGATACTGGCGCATATCTAAAGGTTGCCAAAGGTGGCACAGGCGTTGGCACAATGGCCAATCTTGCGATTGAAATCGGCAAGTTGAACTATCCAGTTGGCTCGCTGTACTTCAACTCATCTGTGACCACAAACCCTGCAACATTACTTGGATTTGGTACATGGACTGCATTTGGCGCCGGACGCGTACCAGTTGGATATAACGCAAGCAACGCGCTGTTTGACGCGCTTGAAGAAACTGGCGGTAGTGCAGACGCTGCTCTTCCAAGCCATACTCACACAGCTACTTCAACAGTTACTGATCCTGGACACTTCCATTCATATACACAACCATCACCCGGATCATTGGTTGCTAATATTAATGGAACAGGTGCTGGCGCTGTTTCTGGTAATACAGGATCAAAAACCACAGGCATCACAGTGGCAACATCAAATAGTACAGAGGGTGTAACTGCAACAAACGCAAACTATCAGCCATATATCACCGTGGCAATTTGGAAGCGCACAGTATGAGCGATGTTGAAAAAGATCACGCCGTTCATGTTGCGGTATGCAGTGAACGATACGCCGCCATTGAGAAAGCCTTTACCGAAGGCGACAGGCGCATGACGCGCATAGAGTATTTGCTCTATGTGGTGATCGGTTCGGTGCTGTTAGGACCAGGCTTTGTTGGCGTGATCGTCAACAAATTGATAGGGGCATGAAATTGATCCGATCACGCTGTGCCTTATGGCCGCGGGCATCTGCAAGCAGATAACGGCTGGCTGTGAGCTGTACCGTGAATGCAAAACGCAGTTTGTTGAAATAAAGAAGACAGCGGATCAGGTTGTTGAAGTTGGTAAAGAGTTGCAGGGGTTCTGGAGACAGTTACTGCAATTCTTTGCAGGCAAGCCAAAACAAAAGCAACAACAGCAAGCAAAGCCAGCAGCAAAGAAGAAAGAGAAGTTTGTTGAGGTAGACGAGGAAGCAATACTGAATGACGTTGTAGATCAGCTAATTCAGTTTTTCCATATCCAGCAGCAGCTCGCAGACCACATCCGATCTGAGGAGGAGAAATCTAGAACTGTCTATGACCCTACCCAGAATCACTTTGAGGCCGCCATCAAGCGTGTGAGGGCGCAGGATCAGATGCAAAAATTGGTGGAAGAGATTCGGATGGCGATGACATGGAACGCACCGCCGGAACTAGGTGCTCTGTACTCTAAGGTCATGGATATGCATGAGATTGTTGGCGTAGAGCAGGAGGCAGCTAGGCTGGCGCAGGAGGCTAAAGCAAAGAGGGCAAGATGGCAACGTCAACAAAGAGAGGCCAGCCAGCGGTTAAAGGTGGGGCTAAGCGTCCTGACCCTTATTCTTATCCTATACCTGTGGCTGCTACTGTTTTTCGTGACGAAACAGAGGATCACATGATGGGGGCGATGGGATGGTTATTTGCCGTAATTCTTGTGGCGTTCTTTTTGCCCTTGGGCGCATTTCTTTATCTTGACATCTTGGAGACTAAAAATGAAACCAAGAAAATGCTAGAAAAGATTGAGAGAATAGAAAGACAGATAGAAAGGAAAACCCGTGACAAAGCTCCTGATTCCATTGATGACAATCCTATTTTTGACAGGCTGCGAAGACAGATTTCGCTACCCATGCCAAGACCCAACAAACTGGAATAATGCAGAGTGCAAGCCGCCAATCTGTACAGCTACAGCGACTTGTCCTGAGATGCTTGTTAAACCCGAACCGGAGAAGAAGTAATGCCTACCATCGGATATAAACCAAACAACCGCATGACTGCCGAAGAGATCGAAGTCCGTATTTGGGCTATCGTGATATTTGCTTTGACATTAATTCTTCTTGGATCGGTTGCCATGTTTCTTTACTCAGTTTCATTCGTGACGCAACCCATGTCAGGCATGGCCGCCATAGACAAGATATACACGCAACAGATCAACACCATAATGGTTTTCATCACTGGCGTGTTGGGTGGTGTCGCAGGCCGGTCTGCTGTCAAAGCAGTAGCTAATGCCAGCGCCAAGGCAGAGGTCATTGACAATGACGAACCGCCAGCACCATGAGCCTGTTTAATCCTTGGGTACTGCTTGGCATCATCATGTCGGTGATGTCAGCCTTTGGTGGTGGATACTTCAAGGGTAAGCATGACGAGCACACGCGACAGCAGATTGAGATTGCTGCGCTAAACGTCAAGGCAAGGGAAACCGAGCAGGCGATGGCGCAAGTGGCTCAGACTTATGGACAGACATTACGAAGGGCAAACAATGCTGCAAAAGCTAAAGAAGACAAGTTGCGTGCTGATATTGCCAGTGGCACTCTCAGCCTGCGGATTCCTGTCAAAACCCAGTGCGCCGTACCAGCCTCCGGTGATGCCACCGCTGCCGCTGGAGGTGACAGCGGAACAGCATCAGCCGAACTTGACAGATCGACTGCTGAAGCTCTTATCGCCATCACAGCCGAAGGAGACACCGCCATCCGAAAGCTCAACACCTGCATCCAAACCTATGAACAAATGAGGACTATGAAATGAATCTATCAGCCAACTTCAGCCTGCATGAGATGTGCAAGTCAGAGACAGCCTTACGCATGGGCTTTGACAATACGCCAGATGATGAGGCCACCGAGAATCTGCGACTGCTTTGCGAGAAGGTGTTGCAGCCGGTGCGTGACCATTACGGCAAAGGCGTGAAGGTGAACTCTGCTTACCGTTCACCAGAGTCAAATGCAGCGGTTGGCGGCTCTAAGACTTCTGACCATTGCAAAGGTATGGCGGCAGATATTGAGATACCTGGCGTGGCTAATGCTGACCTTGCACAGTGGATCATGGATAACCTTGAATATACCCAGCTCATCCTTGAGTTCTACACACCTGGCATTCCTGATTCCGGCTGGTGTCATATTTCATATGACCCAAATAATCTGAAAAAGCAAGAATTGACCGCCACTAAGGTTGCGGGTAAGACTACCTATTTGCCTGGCTTGGTGGCATAAACCATGGCACTAAACCTTGATCAGCAGATAACGCCACCAACGCCACCAAACCTTGGCGCGGCCAATACTGCCTACGATCAGGGTTTCTTCACGCAATCCTTTGGCGGCCTGAATGTCTATTTCTCTAGGCTCACAGCACTGTTCTCAGCGTTGTTCGGCAGGCGCGGTGGAAAGTGGATCAACAGTCCATATGGCGCGTTTCAGGACTCCACAGACCAGACTGCGGCCAACACCACTACGGCCTATGCCGTCACCTTTGACACTACCGACTTCAGTAATGGCATTACCTTGTCGAATTCGTCAAGGCTGAATGTGGCGCAGGCTGGAATTTACAATTTGCAATTCAGTATTCAGTTTACGAATACCACCAACGCATCTCAAGATGCGGATGTGTGGTTTCGTAAGAACGGCACAAACATTGACAAGTCAAACAGCAGATTTGGCTTTGCGCCAAGGAAAGGTGTTGGCGACCCATTCCACATTGTTGCCACACTGAACTTCTTTGTAAGTCTGGCGGCCAATGACTATGTGGAGATCATGTGGCGGCCAACAGATGTTGGCGTGCAGATTGAACACTACGCGGCCAGCAGCTCGCCGACTAGACCTGTAGTGCCATCAGTCATTGCCACTCTCACATTCGTGTCCAATTTGTCTACAGAAACCGCATAATTAAGCCATGGCACTCATTCCACTCAAAATCCCACCAGGCGTTTACCGTAACGGCACTGAGTATCAGTCTGCCGGACGCTGGTTTGACGCAAACCTTGTCAGATGGTTTGAGAATACGCTCAGACCGATTGGCGGCTGGCGTAAGAAAACAGAAACTCAGATGAGTGGATCATGCCGTGGCCTATTGTCATGGCGAGACAATAGCGGAACTACTTGGGCTGCTTTTGGTACAAACTCAAAGCTGTATGCAATGAACGGATCGACCTTTGTTTTAAAAGAGATCACGCCAACTGGATTTTCAGTTGGCATTGCTGATTCAACCAGTATTACTGGTTATGGCTATAACACCTATGGAACATTTGCGTATGGTATTCAGCGTCCAGCGTCTGACTCACTTTCACCTGCGACTACTTGGAGTCTGGATACATGGGGTGAATATTTAGTAGGTTGCTCAAACTATGACGGCAAGCTCTACGAGTGGCAGTTGGGATTCACAACGCCAACATTGGCGGCTGTAATCACCAACGCGCCAACCGGCTGTGCGGCTGTGCTGTCTACTGCTGAGAGATTCTTGTTTGCCTTGGGCGCATCTATCAATCCGCGTCTGGTGAAGTGGTCTGATCAAGAGAACAACACTGTCTGGACAGCGTCAGCCACCAATCAGGCGGGTGACTTTGAGTTAAACACCAGCGGTTCACTAAAGTGCGGCAAGCGCGTCAGAGGCATCAATCTACTGTTTACTGATGTTGATGTCCACACCGCGACTTATGTCGGTCTACCCTATGTCTATGCCTTTGAGCGTGCCGGATCGGGCTGTGGCGTGATTTCCGCGCAGTCTGTGGCTGCCATCGACTCTGCCGCCATGTGGATGAGTCAATCAGGATTTTGGTTATTTGATGGATATGTCAAGCCAGTGCCTTGCGATGTGTCCGATTATGTGTTCACAAACATCAACTACAACCAAGCCTCCAAGATATACGCCGTACACAATAGCAAGTATGGTGAAGTCTGGTGGTTCTACCCATCAAGCGCCAGCAACGAGATTGACAGTTATGTGGTTTTCAATTATCGGGAGCAGCACTGGAATATAGGATTATTGGCGCGTACAGCAGGCACTGATAAAGGCGTATTCAAAAATCCATTGATGGTGTCTACTGACGGTTACATCTACGAGCATGAGGTTGGATATGACTATGACTCAGGCTCTGTTTTTGCTGAGTCTGGTCCGTATGAGCTTGGCAATGGCGACAACACCATGTCTGTGCTTAAAGTAATACCGGACGAGCAAACGCTTGGCGAGGTTGTCGTGTCATTCAAAACCCGCGACTATCCAACGATGACCGAGACTACGCACGGCCCATATTCAGCGGCGCAGCCGACAGATGTGCGTTTCTCTGGCCGTCAGGTCAAGATTCGCTACACAGGCGCTGTGCTGGAGGATTGGCGCGTTGGAGTGACCAGAGTTGATGCGGTGGCATCAGGTAAGCGTTGATTGATTGGGAAGAGTTTGAGAGACTGCGCCATCATGTGGCAGCAGCCTTAGAATACTCTGGAGGCAGTCACGCAGTTGAGGATATTGCTGAAGGCATCAGGCAGGGGCATTTTCAGTTTTGGCCAGGTCTTGATTCAGTAATAGTGACAGAGGTCATTGTCTACCCGCAGTTAAAGGATTTGCACTTCTTCCTTGCTGGCGGCGACCTAGATGAACTCCGATTGATGCAACCTATCATCGAATCGTGGGGGAAGAGTGAAGGTTGCAGCCGAGTGTCTCTCGCAGGCCGTAAGGGTTGGGAGAGATCATTTTTAAGAGACAGGGGATACGAGCCAAAGTGGTTCGTAATGTGCAAAGACTTGTGAGGTGACTTATGTCTAAGGGTGGAAAACCGCAAACAACAACGCAAAATCAAACTACTGAGATAAATCCATATGCGATGCAAGCGTATCAGCAGAATTTGGATTTAGCGCGTACTACCGCTGGCGGTCTTGGTGTTCAGCAATTCGCTGGATTTGATCCACGCTATGAGGCTGGTGAAGCGGCCTTGTACGATACCAGCATGAAGCCCTTTGGCGCTGCGGATATTGCTGCTTTTCAAAATCCATACGAAGAGCAAGTCGTTCAGCAATCTTTGCAAGACATTGACAGACAAAGGCAGATGCAGGCTTTGCGTGACGCAAACCAAGCCACTGCATCAAAAGCCTTTGGTGGATCACGCTATGGCGTACAGGCCGCACTGAGCGATGAGGCCGCACTACGCGAAGCGGCACGCACATCAGGACAGTTGCGCTCTGCCGGTTATGGGCAAGCCGCACAGTTGGCAGCGGGAGCGCGTGACATCAATATGCGTGGCTTTCAAAACGCCATGAATCTCGGATTGACTAGACAGCAATACGCACAGATGCAACTTGATGCACAGCGTAATGCGCCATTGCAGAGTTTGGCTATTCAGCAGTCAGCATTGACAGCGCAGCCTGCTAATCTTGGGACTACAACAACAGGCATGACATCTCAGCCGACTACACGCAATGTCGGAGCAAACATATTGGGTGGTGCTGCGGCTGGCGCACAGTTCGGACCATGGGGTGCGGCTGCCGGTGGCTTGTTGGGGGCATTCTCATGATGGACTTCATGCAATTATTTGGCGGTGGCAACGCTGCCGGTGGTATGCGTAGACCGCCAGTTGGTCAAGGCATGGACTTGTATGGCGGTCAGCCGCCAAGCATGAATCTTGGCATGGGTTCTACAAATCCTTATGTCAATCCTGATACTGGCACAGGCATGAGAGCGCCATCGTCATTCGGTCAGATGCCTACTGGTGGCATGGATATGTCAAACGCAAAACTGGCAATGGCTTTACTTGATGCGGGCAAGCCGCAAGTAGAAAAGATGCCAACGCAGATGCAACCGATGCAATTGCCAAGCGGTGCAAATCAAAATTACGAGCAATTGCTGAAGATGTACGGTATGACCGGCTTACTTGGATGAGGTGAAAAATGGCAAATTATGGAATTGACGAACCGTTACCAGAATATTTCAAGACGAGTCTGCCGACACCGGCAGGTAATGTCGGTCAATCTTCATTTGCATCAAACCTTGGTGGTTTGCTGTTTGCTGGTGGCGACTCTGGATTAAGCGACTATCTGACAGCAGAGCAGCAAAAGCAGATGCAGCGTCAGGCTCTGATGCAGGCCGCCATGTCGTTGCTGAAGTCAGGACGCACAAGCACTACACCTATTGGACTTGGCGAGGCACTTGGCAGCGCATACGAGGCTGGCACTGCTGGCTACCAAGGCGCACAGACCAATGCCATCAATCAGATTCTGACTAAGCAGAAGCTGGATGAGTACAAACGTCAAAAAGATATGCAAGGAAATGTGCAGAACTTTTTAGGGCAAACAGCACCAGAGGGTGTTAGCGCCAACGAATTCAAGTCTCAACAGTACATGAAGTTGGCCGATCTTTATGCTGCCACAAATCCTGAGCAAGCCTCAAAATTCTTTGACATGGCGCAGAAGCTAATGCCGCGAGAAAAAGTTTCTGGAAATCCATTTGAAGTATCTGATGAAACAGGTAAGCCTGTAATGGTTCAGCAATTTGAAAGCGGCGCAATTAAAACAATGTCAGGCTTTGGTCCCAAGCGTGATGTCGTTTTACAAAATGTTGATGGCCGCATTGTTGCAATTGATAAGACAAAGTTAGCCGGTGGTGAAACATACGGCACAGGTATCACGCCAGCCGAGCGCGAGCGCCTTTCAATGGAGCGCCGTAGATTAAATCTCTCTGAGGCTGAATTCCAGCGTGGTCAGTATGAGCGAGTTGAGAATGAGGATGGCGTGTTCTATGTGCCTAAAGTGCCTGGCTTACCCGCAATACCTGTGGCTGGTGCTGGTGGCGTACCGCTGAAAGGTAAAGCACCGGCAAAGGCTACTGAAAGTGAATCAAACGCGGCTGGCTTTGCAAATCAGATGGAGAATGCCGAGGGCATCATCAAGCTGTTGCCTGTTGGATCGCAACCAGGCGCTGGTAGTGGAATTGCAGGATCAGTTCCATTTGTTGGAGATGTGACAAAAAGACTTGTACAACCAGCCGCCACTCAGCAATATGAACAAGCGGCACAGGCATGGATTCGCGCCAAGTTGCGTAAAGAATCAGGCGCTGCCATTGGCGTAGATGAAATGGCAAGGGAGTATCAGACGTACTTTCCGCAAATCAATGATGATGCTATTGTCATCCAGCAAAAAGCAAGAGCGCGTGAGATTGCGACTGAGGCCATGAAGAGGTCTGCTGGCAAGTCGTATCAGCCACTTCCTCCAATGCCTCCACCGGCTGGCGGCATTACAGAGGGGGCAGAATCAGTTTCAAAAAGCGGTAAGCCAATCATTTTCAGAAATGGAAACTGGGAGTACAAATAATGGCAAAAGTACCTGTTTCTGATTTACCGGCAAACCTTGTTCCTGCTGATGATTTGCCATCAATACAACCATCCGCGCAGCCAATCGGAATGGATGAAGTTGGCCGCCAAGCAGGTCTATCAGTACGTCCTATGGCGCAGGCCGTGATGTCGGCTGGCGGTATGTTGCCATTGGTGGTTGATCCTGCCGTCAACTTCTTTAATCTGGCCGCAGGCACTAACCTGCCGACAATGACTCAGGCAGTGCCTAGAACGCTCTCAGCGATGGGCTTTCCTGAGCCGCAGACAGCGCAAGAGCGAGTTGTGCAAGACATTGCAACGGCTGGCTATGGCGTTCCCGCTGTTGCTAATTTGGCTCAACGCGCACTGCCTGCGGTGCAGTCTCAGACAGCGCAAGAATTCTTGAAGATGCTGGCTACAAATCCACGCGCACAGGCTGCGGCGGCCACCGCATCGACAGCAGCAGCCGGTTCACTGCGCGAGGGTGGTGCGCCACCATCTATGCAGGTAACTGGCGCGATGCTGGCGGGTATGGTTGCGCCAGGCTCTGGAACAACCCGCGCCTTGTTGGAGCGATCTGTTGCAACACCAACAGCATCAATGGTGCAACCGTTCACGCAAGCTGGCAGAGAAACAATTATTGGTAATTTGCTTAATCGGCTTTCAACAAATCCAGAGAGAGCAAGGGAAAATCTAAGCAGAGCCGAGCCACTTGTGCCAGGCGTGCAACCCACTACAGCCGCCACAGCGTTTGATCCTGGCTTGGCCGCTGCCGAGACTGCCATCAGAGCCTTGGATCAAACTGGCGCATTCCCAAGCCGCTTGTCTGCAAATCAGCAGGCTTTGCTTGAGGGTTTTCGCAAACTCTCCGGCAAGCCTGGCTCGGTGGCCGTGGCTGAACTCAAGCGCACTGATGTCACCAAGCCATTGCGTGAGCAAGCCTTTGCTGGTGTGACGGTTGACCCTGTGACATTTCAGACCGGCATCAAGCTGGTGGTGAATCAGGCCATCGACAATGTGATGAGAAGTCCTGTCGGTGTGCGTCAGGATGTTGAAACCGCCATGAAGTTTGCCGCTGATCGAGTGGCTCGCGCAAAGTCTCCGATGGAGTTGTACGAAATCCGCAAGGACTTGGCGGCAGCCGCGCAAGGCAAGTACAACCAAGAGAATCCAAGCCTGCGACTTGCAAGCGGTCAACTCAAGCAAGTTATTGCAGCCGTTGATGATGTGATTGACGCGGCAGCGCCTGGCTTTAAAGCGTACATGGACAAGTATTCCAAGATGTCCGGCCCTATTGATCAGATGCGCGTGTTGCAAGAGATTGAGCGCCGTGTCACCACCGGCCAGCCAAACCTGATGACCGGTGAGCCTGTCTTGGCCGCTGGTAGTCTGCGCCGTCAACTGGCAAACAAAGCAGAGGAACTTGATCTCAAGCTGTCTATTCCGGCGCAGACGCGCTTGGATAACATTGTTGATGAAATCAATCGCGGTATGGCGGCAACAGCGCCAGGCGTTAAGCCACCAGGCTCTGACACATTCAAGAACATGAGCATGGGCAACCTGATCGGTAGAGTGTTCAGCGAGTCCATGGCTACCAACACCACACTGCGAACAATGACTCGGCCTTTGGACTTCTTGTACAAGCTGCCTGATGAGCAGATTCAGCAGTTGCTGGTGCAGGCAATGCTTGACCCTAAGTTGGCCGCCATGATGATGGCAAAGGCAAACATAACGAAAGTTGAACCATTGGCAAAGTCACTGCGCGAGAAAGCAAATCAACTTGGCTTTGGCACTACCATTGGCGCAACACAATCAGGACAATAAATCATGGCAAAAGAAACTGGATTACTTGGCGATATTTTGGGTTATTTGCAAGACCCAAACCGCACTCAACAAGTGCAAGGTTTAGGTGGATTATTGCAATCTGGCGTATCAAACATGGAGCAGTCAAGAAACAAATGGCGCGAATTAGATGCTCGCGCATTTGCTGACAAAAAGAATCCAATCAAAGTTACTGATCAGGCGGCTTTCGATGAACTTGTCAACATGACAATGTCTGGTCCAATGTCGTTTGCGCCAGCCGGTATCACTAAAAAAATTGCCACCGTGATGAATCCATCGCGGATTGCTTTTCCTGATATCTATAAAAATCCTAAAGAACTTGTACAAGAAGCGGCAAGTCGTGTTGCGCCAGAAAATCCATTGCTCAAGCAATTATTCAATGTCTCAAGACAGGACTTGTTTGACATATCTCAACAAGGCACTCGCGCTGGCAATATTACCGATGTACCGTTTAAGACTGCCAAGAATCCTAAAGGCGCTGCACACGCACAGCAAGTAATGAATCCACGCAATGTGCAGCGGTTGCAAGACATTGTTGCAGAAGCAAAGCAACAACCTGAACTGTACAAAGGCATGGCATCTTGGTACACCATGGACCCGCTATATCAACGATTTGTGGATATCTATGGACCTGATCGGGCTATTGGCGAGTACAACAAATTCAACACGCTGACAGGGATGTCGAGTCCTGGCAGTGAAGTGCTGACAGAATTGAATCGCGGTACTGCCGCCAACATGATGGATATGCTTGGCCGCTTTGAGGACTTCCGAAAATTTGGCGGTGTATCTGAATTTAAGCGTGGCGCTGACTTCCCGCCAGAATTGGCTGGAGTGATCGGACATCCATATCACAGCACCGCGCAGGCCGGTCCTATGGGTAAGTATCTGCAAACCGGTTTGCTTGATGAGATGAAGTCAGCAAAAGTGCCAAGCTATATTCATGCATCTGGTGTTCCAGAGACAGGCTTTCAGACGCAATGGCCGGTTGGGGACGCACACTGGTCACGCTTGGTAGGTTTGCCTGATGTGCGTGGCGCGACAACTAAAAAAGGCGAATCAAGTATTCCAAAGGCCAGCGCGTCAGTGCCTGAGATGGTTGCTCTCGGACCTTGGTTCAATCAGAAGATCGCCAAACCGATGGAGCTTGAGGCAGTGCCTGCACAAGCTGTTATTTGGGGCGCTGGATCAGGCGCAACCGGAGTGACTTCACCTATTGGAGCGCCAAAGCTAGAGTTGCTGGCGCAACAGATTGGTGAGACTGCAACTCGACTTGGTGTTTCACCCGAAACAGCGCGAGACATGATTATCAGAGGACAGACCTATGCTGGCGGCTTATCCAAAGGCGGTTTGCTTTTGGATGATTGATCGTCAACCCAATCAATAATCCATCCAATTGCTTCTTGCGCTGACGGTATTTCACCGGACGCTGCTTCTACTTCCTCTGCCTGCTCAAGCATTTCAATCAGGAATGCTTTGAGTTTTGCTTGATCAATCATCATCTATCTCCAAACAGTGCAGCCACCAGTGGATCACGCCGTGGCTTTAATCTCTTACCTCTTTCACGCGCCAAGCGGAAAGCCTTATCGTCCAATGTCTCACGCGCTCGATGCCTAC